AATAAAAATTATATATTGCCAGCACTGTGTGTTTCTCGATTCATAGTTTTTGGTTTTTTTGGTTGAAATACCCCTTTCGTTCTGAGAGGGGTATTTTTTTTTAATTTTTTTTAAAAAAGATTGTAGGGGATAGAAATTTTTATTACGTTTGCATTCTGGGTTACCGAACTAGCACTTCAGTCAGTAAAACGGCTGTTGGATCAGATAAGTATCTTCATGTAATGATGTTTGAGAGTTGAACCAGCAATGACTCTCCCAATTGAAAAACTAGTGGCGTTTCAATTTGGTTTTCTTTTGGCCACTTTTCTTTTAATTTTAAAATGTATATATTATGGCAGACAACGTTGTTTTTGACGATGAATTTATTAAAGATTCTGCAAACAGAGCAGAAGAATCAAAACAAAACACCTTTGATTCATGGCTGGTAGACCTAGAAGATAAAGAACAACCAGAAGCTTGTTCTATTGATAACCCTGATTGCGAGAACTGTGGAAGCTAATATTTTTGAAGAGTTAAATAAGTTTAATAATGTAGTGTTTACAGAAGAGGGACACACGTACACTATAGATGGGGAACCTGCAACATCAGTGACTACATTTATAGGAAAATTCAAGAAACCATTCGAGAAAGACTTTTGGGCAGCGAGAACCGCACAGAAAGAGGGTAAAGAATTACAAGAGATTTTAGATAAGTGGGATTCGATTAGTTTACGCGCATGCAATAAAGGAAGTAAGTTTCACGAATTTGCTGAAAATTACATTAATAATAAAGTTCTACCTAATATAATATATGACTTCGATATGGATATGAAGGCGTATGACAAAATTGAATCCCACTTTTTAAAATTCTATGAAGATTCCAAACACAATCTTATACCTGTTAGCTCTGAGCTGTGCGTTGGTTCTAGCCAGCTTGGGATATGCGGTATGGTTGACCAGTTATACTATTCAAAAACTCTTGAGTCTCTGGTTATATTTGATTGGAAGACGAACAAAAGAATGAATTACAAAAGTAAGTTCAAGAGCAATATGCTCTCTCCTATATCCCACCTACCTGAATGTGAGTTTACAACCTACTCACTACAACTTTCCCTTTACAAGTACATTATAGAGCTTGAAACAAAGCTCGATATTAAGAAGTGTTTTATAGTATGGTTTAATGAGAAGAATGATTCTTATAAACTTATAGAATGCGCAGATTATAAAAAAGAAATAGTTAATATGCTGAATTATAATTAATTTTGTTATATTTGTCCCATGGACAATTTTGAAAAGACTATAAGAGAATATTACGATCTCCCTATGAGAGGTAATATGTGCGAAGGATGTTTGGTGAAGTATAAGAGTAGATACAGAATTGATCAATTACTTCATATGAATTCCAAAGCTCAGTCAGAGCTTGGTGTAGACTCAACTCTTGAGGATAAACAAAAAGCTTTAGATATTGCTAAGCATGTTAAATCATCTATAATGGTGCACGACAAAGCTAGAGCAGAAAGCATGTTTCCAGAAATAAACTTATTTAAAGATGATAATACCCTTAAAAGCTAATATAGCACAGTCTTTTAAAGCGTATCTACAGATTCTTAATCCTATATTAAAACTTAAGGATAAAGAAATTGAGGTGCTCTCTAGCTTTTTATCTATATGGTATAAGAATAAGAGTAATGAGAATATAGATAAACTTTTATTCTCCACTCCCGTGAGGAAGATGGTGAGAAGGTCTATAGATATGTCCGAAGCATCATTTAATAATCACATTACAATGCTTAGAAAGAAGAAGATGATTGTTAATAAGAGGTTGAATCCTAATATCTTAAATGGAATTACAGATACAGGGATAGAAATAACATACAAAATAGAGTGGACAAACTAGTAAAGAAGTTAGCTAAGAAGTATAATTTAAGCGAGTTCAAAACAGAACTTATAATTAAATCTCAATTCGGACTTCTAAAGAAAGTCATAGAAGAAGGAGATTTTGAGTCTACTCGATTAAAGCATTTAGGTATGTTTACAGTGAAAAAGAATAGATTTAAATACTACAAAAATGGAAGAAGAGAAAAAGGGAGTGAAAGCGAAGATGTCTGAAATCCTAGAAGGATGGAAGAATGTAGCATTTCCAAATGAACATGTAGAAAAGATAGCAGAAGCTAGAGCAAATATCTGTGCAGGCTGTGAGTTCAATGTTAAAAGCAGATGTAAAAAGTGCGGATGCCCATTGATTGCAAAAACAAGATCTATGCAATCACATTGTCCGCTTAAAAAGTGGTAGAATGAATGTTCAGTTTAAACTTGGAACAATTGTTTATTTAAAAACTGATAGCGAGCAACTTTCCAGAATGGTGACAAAGGTTAGTATTTTAGGAAGTTCTATGTCAGATTATATAATAACTTATGAGTTGTCTCAAGGAGATGAAAGCAGTGAGCACTATACCTCAGAAATTATAAAGACTAAGGACACAAATCTTAAATTAGGAATAGAATGAAGAACACAATTAATTACGAGCCTTTAGGAAACCACATTGTAGTGGAAATGCCTAACGTGGAAAAAGAAACAGCCTCAGGAATTATTAAATCTGAGATGATGTTAAAGGAAGAAGAAAGCAAGAGAGACGGGCACGCTAAAGTTGTAGCAGTTAGTCAAGATGTTAAAACAGTGAAAGTCGGAGACACTATTATACCAAAGGGCCAAGGCTTTATGGTAATGGTGGATGAGATTGAGTACTTTCAGATGAACATGTTTGATGTGTTAGGTGTTGTGCACTCCTCTGAAAAGTTAAGAGTTAATCAGCCTGCATGATACTAGAAAACTTTGACACTGATGTAAATTTTTGGAAGATACATCCACAATTAAAAGTCCCCCTCCCTTTTGCTGCTATCTTTAAAGAAGATAAGAGTAAAGGGAAAAGCAAGAGCTCACAGATAATGTGGGCTATTGCGCTTTTAGTGGACCCCGATTCTAAATTCTCAAATATCTCGTATATCACGAGAAGAGAAATGATCAGTGGAGATTTCCTTAAAAACAAAGATTTTGATTGGGGTGAGTATAAAGAAGCGATTATATTTTATGAACGCTCACTAGTTACTCCTGCCAAACGTCAGCTCATGGTGTGGAATAAAAAGATGGATGAGAAAACTCTTTATCTTGATATTCTTACGTATGAAGAGAATGCAGACACTATCGAAGGCCTACTTAAAACAAACGTTAAATTGTTTGAGGACTATGAACGTCTTCTTAAATTAGTGGATAAAGAAACTAACGAAGGAGCCACAAAAGGTGGGGCCGAAGAATCAGCCTCAGAAAAAGGATTGATATGATTATTAATAAGGATGCTTTTTTACTTAAAGAGATACCTCAATTTCATCCTGCCAGTGAAGAATATTTATTGTTCTGGCGAGAAGAGAAGAAACGATGTATTGAAGGATATTGGGTTGGTGGTGTTTGGATGCCAGGCAACCTTTATTTTTATGTAAACTATTGGACCATCCTTTTAAATAAAACTGCACACTCTAAAACTAAGACTCCAGGTAAACCTTTTCTTAGAGATCTTGAGTGGGAATTCTTTTACAACTGGTGTGAAGCCAGAGGGTTCTCTGGATTTGAAGATGATAAAGAATTCACTTCTAATAGAGAGTACATAGAAAAAGGAACAGATCCTAACGGCAGAAAGTATGTGCCCGCAGCAGAATATATGCGTAGGACACATAAAACAAATTTAGGATGTCCTATGTGGGACAATGAAGCTAAAAACTTTATGATGATGGGGAGTCGTGGATTCGGTAAATCTTACTCTGTTGCAGGAGGGGTTATTGGCCATGAGTTTGTATTTGACGGAATGAAATCATATGATCCAGAGTATATAGGTAATCCTCCGTCTACAGAGATTGTAACAGGAGCAGGGGATGCTAAGTATTCAGGAGATATATTAAAAAAGACACAATTTGGATTGGATAATTTACCTGGAGGAATTGAGATTGGGAATAAGTTTTTTCCTTCACCTTTCTCTAAACAATACGG